AGTAGTTGCTCATAAGATTCTGTTCTTTTCATTGATCTTCTTCGTGTGATGGTTTACCAAAAGTTTTATATGCTAATTGTTGTTTTAAAAATTCAACTTGTAGTTTTAAACTTTTGTTCTCTTTTTCAAGAACATCTATATGTTCTTCATAAACGTGAATCATAGTCTTTTCTTTATCTGTCATTTGCTGCACGGTTTTCAGAATAGTGAACGTCGAACTCTCCACCAGGATATCTCTTCTTTAACTTCTCGACATTGCCAGCAACAACATCATCAATTGAAACTTCTAATGCTTTACAAGCTTGCATCACATACCAGAGAACGTCACCCAACTCAATAATAAGATGCTCTCGATTATCATCTGTCCAAGGTTTACCTTGAAATAACATCTTCTTAACGATCTCCATAAACTCACCACCTTCAGCACTAATACCAACAGCAGCAGTAAGAAGCCGCTGAACATTGGAACCTTCTCCGTCAAGATATTCAATACTATCAAGGAAAGATTTATAATCTTTACTGGAATCGGATGTGACACCATCCACGAATAGAGCGTACTTATCAAAGTCAATTTTTTTAGTCATTACTTTTGTCTATTATTAAGTTCTTCAATAATCATAATCATAAAATCATCAAACATATCTTTCTTAAGTGGTACATCACTCACACCCAAACTATTTTTAACAAAAGTTTCAATTTCATCAAGAGTCATGTCACCACCTTGCATAATATAACGATCATAAAGATTAATCTTATTGTTGTTAGATTCGGTCATTAGAATTTAAACTCTGCGAATGATTTTTTAGGTTTCTGCTTTTGTTCATTATACTCTTCTTCCTGTCCACTGTCAAGAATATCGTCTTGTGCCTTTTGCTCAACATCATATAATCTCATCTTTGCACGATCAACTCCAATCACAAACCTTTTGTAAATGGTAGGATCATTATATCTGTTCTTTAGTTGTTTAACCATTATTTGCCCAAGCTCCTCAAGATCCTCTGTGCTAATAAGAGCGAACATAAGATCAGCAGTGGCGGGAAGACCGAACGACTCGCTTGTGTCAGTAAGATCAACATCACTACTACCGTAACCAGAACGAGTCGTCTGAGTAGCGGAGATGATAGGTACATTAGCCTCAACTGCAAGACCACGGAGTTCTTCAGCAATGGCTTTAATATACGAGTAAGAATTGACATTTCCTAGTTTAGAATAACGACTTGATGCACAAATGTTTAAGTAATCTATGAATATTATATCAGGTTTAAAAGATTTTTTCAACGATAGTTCGTTTAATAAGGATTTGAAGTGACCAGAATGTGCGGATGCAGTTGGATATTCTTTAATTATTAGTGTTCCTTGTGTTTTCTTCGCAATACTATTTACCTTTTTATCAAACATAGGTTTAGGTAAATCAGTAATGTCTTGTATGGATACATTTAAAAGATTAGCATCAATTCTTTCTGCAATCTTTTCTTCAGCCATTTCAAGTGTGATGTATAGTACGTTCTTTCCTTGGAGTAACACACTACTTGCGACATGACACATAAACAAAGATTTACCAACACCAGTGCCAGCGAGAGCAATATTGAGTGTTTTATTAGGAACCCCACCCTTCGTAATCTTATTGAAAAAATCGAGGTCGAATTGAATTCTTTCTTCTTTCCTGTGATATAAGTCATATCTTTCTTCGTAGTCTTCTAAGTAATCGTGTCCGACATGATTATCAAATGATACTGCAAGTGCGTCTGATAGAATAGATGGTATTGCATCTTTATTCTTCTTGCTATCATCACCGTCTGCAAGTTGAATTGATTCCATCAGTGCAAGATAGATTGCACGATCACGACACCACTTCTCAGTAGTATCCATCAACCATTGATAATCAACTGGTGTATTAGTTAGGAAACCATTAAGTTCTCTTATCTCTTTAACTTCTGTTTCAGTTAAGTCTGTACGATTATCAACTTCAATATTTAAAGCTTCAATTGTAATCGCAGAACCATACTTAACAATAAACTCTGAAATCTGTTCAAAGACGACTCTTTCAGATTTATTTTCATAGTAATCGGGTTTAATAAAAGGAATAACTTTACGAGAATATTCTTCATTGTATATTAAATTTTGAAGGATGGTTGTTTCAATCCGTTCCATAGGAAAACTGCTTCTTGGCAATAGTGTCTAGTTGTTTCATTATATCATCAGTAAAATATTCTGTCGGATTCTTTAATATCTCTTTACCATATATTTTCTTACCATTCATTTCATATCTACCTGCTACATTCTTCCACATACCACCAAGTTCTCCTAATTCAAGAAGACCGTAGTATCTGTCAAGACCTCTCTCATCATAGTAGAGTCTTATTTCGACTTGTTGGTTTTCTTTTGAGAGTCTGGATTTAGCCGTCTTAGCTTTAATAATGTTTCCAACAATTTCTGTCTTATCCTTTTCCTTTTTTTTGCTGAGATAAATGATCGTAGAAGCGGCATATTTGAGACCAGAGCCTCCTCCCATTTCTTTAGTTGGGACATAAGCTCCGATGACATCATAAGTGTGATTTGTAACTATAAGTGGAATATTTGCCTGACCTAACTTAAGGGTAAGCATACGGAATGCACCTTTAACAAGTTGTGATTTAGTCATATCACGGACTTGCTTATCGTTCAATGCATCATTTATTTCTTTCTCTGTAGAAAGCATACCTAATGAATCAAGCACAAACATACAAGGTTTACGCTCTTCTTCATCTTTTTTTAAGTATATATCAACTGCCTTAAGTGCTTTACCTCGAAACTCTTCAATTGTTACAACATTCACAACAACCAACCGTGTTGTATCAACTCCACGAGACTCCAGTAATCCTTTATTGACTGCTGCTTCAGTATCAAAATAGAGGCAATACCCATCAGGGTTAGTGTCCAAAAAGTTTTTGACAACAGCCAAGGAAAAATAAGTCTTTCCAGTAGAGCTTTCGCCAGCGATGGCAGTGATCTTATTACTAGAAACACCACCATAAATGGAACCGCTAACCACTGCATTAAAGATATATGATCCTGTGTCGATAAATCTTTCGTTTTCGTCGATTTCGGAGGCAATTTGGGTGTAGTCATCACCTATCTCTTTTACTATTTCTTTTAAAAAATCCATACTATGCTACAATGTCGAATACTTCTCGAAGAACTTTCTTATGTGGATACCCTTCGTCCATCAAGAATTTAGTTAATCTCAACTTTCTATGCAACTCATTACGAAACTGTCTCTTCATTGCATCTGGATGATTTGATTCATTCAATGCATCCATTAACTCTTTTAATTCTTCGTTGTCGATTGGTAAATCCATAATAAAAGTTTAAGTATACACATTATAACATCATATTCTATTTTTGGCAATCAAGAGAAAAAACTTTCTAAAGTAATTTTCTTTTCATCTGACCAACCAATTGCATTTAGAACAGCCTTCATCGGGTCAAGAAATGCCTTATCAAACTGAGTATCATAATCAATAAACTTTTCAAGATTAAGTTCCTTTGGAAAATCTTGAATGAATGACATTACATTTTCACGAATCGGATTTGGATTCTTTAGATAGCAAAATTTAATCTTCTCACCATTTTGAATGTATGCATACTTCTTATCGAGTTTCTTCTCTTTAACGTAAAAATTATATAGGAGAGCACCACGAACGTGCATCGGTGTTCCCTTCTCATATATGTTATTAGTTCCTTTATACTTAACCACATTTGATGCAGTGCGAGGAAATGATATTTCTTCTGGTGATAATGATTTAAATTTAGTTCGACAACTATCAATATAATCTATCATCTCATCCTCAGTTCCACTCATCATCACTTTCAATCCTTCCCTAATCATCGTGCGACAAGGTGCAGGTGTTGAAGACTTCACTGCTTCAATACCCATAATCTTTAACTTTGCATCTGCATATCTAACTCCTTCACTATCCCACACATTCAAAATATATCTTTTCTTTGCTGTCCATATACCACGATCTGCGATATTCTCTCGCTTCATAAACATCTTTTGGTCATACGCATTTACGTATTTTGCCAACGCTTGGTAAGAACTCTCAATATACTTTTCAAATTCCACTTCACACACCTTATTAAGGAACGACACAATGCCTTCAGTAGTCTTCTCTCTGCCTTGGTATACTGCGTCAATAAAAGGGCCCAAATTAAGATAAATGGAATCGGTATCAGAAGCAATAACATAATCAACATCCTCCGTATTTAAAATTTTGTTCAGTTTACGATTCATCCGATTTTCAATCCATCGGATTGAAACTTGACCAGATAAAGTAATTGCTTCAGCATTTGCTAATTTAAAATAACGGAAGTACTGATTACCGATAGCACCATAAGCAGAATTAAGAGAGATCTTTTTTGCCATCTGGATATTGTTGCAACGGGCAATTTCTTTTTCCAACGCTTTTGTTTTTTTCTTCTCATATGATTTTTTTGCCTCAATCATTTTCTTTTTGAAGATGACTCTTTCATTATACATCTTCTCCATCAGTTCGGGTAAAAACCCTTTGATGTCTTTGCGATACATTGCACCATTAGCACATACCGCATAATCTTTGAACATTTCAAATGTTACTTCCTCAGATAAAATTTTATCAACATTGACCGATGGGTGTCTTTGTTCAAGTAAAGTTTCTGGAGAAATATTATATTGCATAATTAAATGAGGGTACAGACTGTTGAGGTCAAAAGAAACCACCCAGTCATACTTACCTGGTATTGGTTCTTTTACATAGGCACCTGCATACTGTGAATCTTTGTCTGTTCTCACCTTCGGAGGAATAACAACATTTTTCCTCTTCAGATAATTATATATAATCGAATCCCATGTTCTTACCTGAAAAAATACATCTGTGTAATTAACTTTTGCATCATATGCCATCGTCAGACAGAGTTCAATCAACTTCATTTTATCCTCAAGTTGATCTACAAGTTCTACGTCAACAATGTTATATTCAATAAACTTTTGCCAGTTGCCAGTATAGAAGTCTCGAAAAGTATCAAACTCAGAGTGATCCAATTTTTTCTTACCAAGTTCAACAAAAGCAATGTGATCCAAGCGATATGATTCTTGGTTTGTGTATGTAAACTTTTTATACAAATCAAGGTAATCAATTACAGAGATACCTGCCATTTCACAAGATATTTGTTTACGACCTTGTACAACAAAATCTTTCTTTCTTACATAACCCCAAGGAGAAAGTTTACGAACTTTTTTTTCACCCATCAATCTTTCAATACGTCCTACAATGTAAGGAATATCATACAGTTCACAGTTCCAACCAGTAATAACCTCTGGTGTATTTCTTTCCCAGTATTCTAGAAAACGATCTATTAAATTATATTCATCCGTACACTGAACATATCTTACATCATTTCTTGTATTATTAAATGGACGAGATGCAAAACAAACTATCTTCTTTGTTGTATAATCTTGTAAAGTAATTGCAAGTAATTCTTCTGCACAATTAAAGACATCAGGGAAACCACTTTCAGCAGCAACCTCAATGTCAATCGTGACTAATTTAATTTTACTAATATCAAACTTAATTTCTTCTTCGGGATATGTTTCAGAAATATACTGGCAGATGTATCTGTCATTTCCATACACACTAAAGTTTTCAACACCAGAATATTTTTCAATAAATTCTTTACAATCAGATATTTTACCAGGTTTAATTGGTTCTACACTATCTCCTTCTAAAGTTTTAAACTTCGATTTTTTCTTCGAAGGTACATAAAAAGTGGGATGAAATGTTTCCCTCGCAGTAAAATGCTTGCCATTTTCATATCCACGAACAAGGATTTCATTAAATCTTTGGTGGACATTGGTATAAAACCTCATTTAATAGTCTCAAGATAATCATCAAGTATTTTTTGGTTGGGATCAACCAATGTTAATATCTTATCAGAACTTATAAACATTTGCAAATTTTCAGTTATATTAGATAACCATCTAATTATTTTACCATCTTTAACTACACAAGGATCTTCCAACATGCAATCTGGTTGCCCAATTTCTGCTATGACTTCTTTTATCTTACTGACTAAAACTAAATTATTCGTTAAGTACAATATTTGGATCGATAAATCCTCCGTCTGCTCCAGAGGTTTCTCCTCTGGAATCATATCCATCAGTTGATCCACTGGTTGATTCACTTCTTCCATGTCTTCCATTAATTTTGTCCTCGTAATTTTGTT